ATATATCCGTGAGCATTGCCCACATCTTTGCGTTTTGATCGAGCGTGCGCTTTGGGGCTTTGAACTCGATCCGTGTCCCGTGCGGAAGGCGACGGCACCAATCAGCCGCCTTTGCGCGTAGCGTGTCGTTAGAGAGGACGAGAAGCGCGCGGGACATTAGAAGGGAATGTCCCCGTCCAGAGGATCACGCCCGCCGCGCGTCGGGGCCTGCTGCCTTGCTGGCGGCGCTGAATCGTCCTTATCCTTCGGCACAAACGCGGAAACCCAAACTTCGCCCTTGTCATTCGGCAGAGGCAGGGCTTCCAACTTGATCGCGAAGCCGTCGCCATTCTTGGCCGGGAACATGACGCCAATCTTGGTCCAGTGCGTCTTGTCGTTTTGGTCCTTGCGGTCCGTGCATAGATCGTAACGAGTTGTCATGCTGCTACCCTCATTCCATAGTTGCGAACCTTCGCGACAATCTCCGCAAGTTCTTCGTTGAACTGCGCGACCGCGCTTGCGATTTGATTGATGTATTCTTCGTCGCGATGCGCGCGTTTCACGAACAGCGGCAGGCCGGGCCAATAAACCGCTATGTCAATCCATTCGCGCTCAGCTACCCAAAGCGCGCCTTGGCATTGCGCCCGATGCTCAGGCGGGAAGTTGTCTTTCAGCAGGCAATCAATCAGCAGATGCGGGAGCTTCGTCTTGATTTCTAGCATCCCGCTTTTGCCTATGAGCGAGTCCGGGCTGCATCCCGTGTCGCCAGATCGAATGAAGCCGACTTGATCCGGCTCATTGCCTGTTTCGAATTGGTAGGCGGCGCGGACTTCTTCCTCCATTGCGTGGCCGCGTTCCATGTGGGCATTTGAATAGCCCTCGGTCGGCACGCCTGTCAGGACTTCGCCAGCAAGCTTTAGAAGGTACGTGCGGCGCGTCTTGCTCTCGTCGCCGCCGCGTCCCTTCGCCATGATTGTGGCGTACTCTGAGGCTGTAGGAATGCCAGCACGCGCCGCGTACCACTCCGGGGAGTTCTGTTCGCATTCGATAATCTGCGGCATCAAGCCCTCGCCATTTTCTTGAGGTCCATCAGCGCAGACGGGCCAAGCGTCTTGCGGTCAGCCGCCGTCAGTGTCTTGGTCCACCATTCGCCAAGCGCGACTAGGCCATCATCCTTGGCGATGCGCTCGCCTTCGGCTTTGAGGTCTGCGGCGTCTGCTGGCGGGTTAGCAGCGCGCCCGTCGTCATCGCTTGACGTTGCAATGCCGAGCGCCAGTTTCAGCGTCATGCGCTGCAAGTAGGTGGCTGCTGAGCCAATCGCTTGAATGGCGTTCTTGTTGCCGGAATGATCCTCCGGGGCCTCAAGTGTGGTTTCCTCGAAATAGCCGCCGTCATGCGAGAGGATGCACGTAACAGCCAGCTTTTGCCCGTTTTGAGCCGAGCGGAACCGGTAGTGAAGCCCGTTCTTTTTCAGGACAGGATCAACCACCTTTGCCACGGCGGCAAAGTCCTCATAGCGGTAGTTCGTGCGGCCCTTCTGAGAAGTGAAATCCACCTCGCGATTCTTAAAAATCGGGGGGATATCGTTCTTTGCCGCCGACGCCGCCGCGTTAAACGCCTTGCGCGCCGCTTCCTTTTCGACGCGCTCTTTCATCAGCATCAGGCGTTCAAACTTGTCCACATCCACATTTGGATCACGGGCGGCGCGTTCGATCATGGAGAGCATCGCCGCGCCTTCGCTGGCGGGCCGCTCCGTCATGGTGACAGCGTTGCCTTCAATCGTTGTCGTTAGTTCCCTTGCTGCGTTGTTCATCGTCCAATTTCCTTCCTAAGCGCGTCGTGTCGTTCGCTTTTCAGTTTCGCGACAATGTGCGAGGTTTTCTTATGCTGTCTCTTTGCCGCCGCGATTTTCCGTTGGTAGTAGCGGACGAATGCGGGCTGTGCGTGCGCGGTCCAGTGCAGCCAGAGACGCCAGCGCCAATAGGAAAGAGCGCGGATCATGCGGCCCTCACTTCGTTTGCCTGTTGCCGTGCGCGCTCGCGTTTCCACACCTCGCAACCGTGCTTGCAAATCTCTGTGTCAGTGTAGCCAGCAGCGCGAAGCTTCATCACGAAGTCGCGCAAGTCGCTAAAGTCGCGGACGGCTTTAGACATTTCGACAAGGTAGGATTCGTGCATCAGCCAAGGGGTCATTGGCGGCCCTCCGCTAGTTTAACTGCGGCAACGCCTGCATTAAGCCCGTCGATCCAGTAGGCGTTGACCTCATTCCAAGAACGCCCGCTCAAATGTTCTTGCGGGCAGTCACCTTGGATTGTGTCGTCGTTTTCAATGAACCATTGCAGCGCGCTATGGAGCGCCTCGATCACATCGGCGGCATGGTCCGCGACTAGGAGCGCTTGCCCCGGATCGCGTAGCTGCTTGCATAGGTCTAGCGTCTGGCGTGTTTCAGCGTCGGTCATGGCGACACCTTCGCGCGTCGGATGTGATCGCTATTGTTGACAGTTCCGTAGCCGTTGCCGTAGCCGTCGCCGTAGCCGTCGCCGTAGCCGTTGCCGTAGCCGTAGCCGCTGCCGTAGCCGTCGCCGTAGCCGTAGCCGTAGCCGTCGCCGTAGCCGGAGCCGTCGCCGTAGCCGCTGCCGAAGCCGTTTCCGTATCCGTCTCCGTCTCCGTTTCCGTATCCGTAGCCGTAGCTGGAGCCGGAGCCGGAGCCGGAGCCGTTGCCGACAGGCTTAAAGCCTGCGCTCATCACAGCCCCCAGCCATCAGCAACAGGCACGCAAAACACTTCCGCGCCTTCTGGAATATCAACGTCTGCAACCTTGCGCAGATCAGCTTTGGCTTTCTTGGGATCGGCCACCATTCCAGAGAAGCCTTGCGACTCCCACTTGAAAACATGCAGCGCGTTGGCGAGCTTGATGCGGCCATTTGCGCGCGTTACATCGCCTGCAAAAATCCACCCGCGATCTACGACGACAACAGCGCGCGAGCCGGTTGCTTTCTTGACGGGCGCATATTCGACACCGTTAATAACTACGTTTTCCATTGTGCTTTCTCCGTTGTTCATGGCGTTGCAATCCAAGCTATCGCGCCTAGCGCAAGGATCATGGTAAAGGCGAGGAAGTCAGAGAGGTCGCGCATCACGCCCCCCAGCTTGTTTGCTGACGCGCCCATTCGTTGTAGCGGCGCGGATCGGGTTCGCGTTCGTCTTCGTCAGATGGCGGGAACCAAGGCGTCCGCTTCAACACGCGCTCAATAAATAAGAGGGTTTCATCGCAGGGCTGAGCGTTTAGGTTTCTGCTGCGCTCATCCACTTCCTCCGCAAGCTCGCGCAAGGCATCGACGCACGTTCCCTTGACGGGATCGACTAGATGGCAGGCCGTCACATCATCCCATTCGCCAGACCAGACTAGCGCGGTAATAGCGGCAAGCTGCTCATCGAGCGGCTTGGCGATGTGGTCATTTTCGTAGCTGTACTTGCCTTGGCAAATGACTGTGTAGAAAGCGCTCATCACTTGCCCCCTGTAGCTTTGGAGAGGGCGGCGCGATTGCGTCGGGCAATTTCGTCCTTTGCCGAAACAAGCTCTAACCAGAAGCGTCCGTTGGGGTTTGTGCTGCGGACAATCGCGATAAGTTCGCGCGTCGGGAGCGCTGTAATCTGATCTTTGCTCATCTTCGTCCCCTCTCAGTGCGAACCATGGGGATATAGTTGCACAACTTGCAACGAGTGGCAATAGGGGAAGATGCGCAACTTGCAACTTTTTAATTAGAGTGATTTTACGTGCGGGGGGGGGGGTAGATATTAGGCGGCAGAACTACCGGGTTCGCTGTGCTTGCGAGGAAAGGTGATTTCTAGCACCTGTTTCATCTTTTCAATTTCAGCGCGGGACCGGCCCTCGAAGAACTTGGCGAGCCAATCATCGTCAGGGTGACGAAATAGGGACTCCGGTTCGCAATGAAATAGGGCCGCAAGACGTCCTTGCCACTCGACGCCGGGGGTGGTCCCTGAGAACCAACGGGAAATTACACTCTTATCGGCCTCAAGTTCCCGCGCCAAATCCGCCTGGCTCAATCCCCGCGCCGCCGCCCACGCATCAATGAAATGCGGGCGTCTTGGTTGGCGTTTGCGGTGAATCGACTGGATTTTTCGCATTGCAGCGCGGTAGCCGAAAGAAGGGGAATCGTCGTTAGCGTGATGCGCAACTGAGCGGCTTGACTTTGGTTGTAAGTTGCGCAACTATACGGCCATGAACAAAACGCGATTGCAACTCCTCCTTGAAGAACGGGACATGAAGCTGTCCGATTTGGCGCGCGCGGTTGACGTTGACAAAGCGACGGCTACGCGATGGTCGAAGGGCAGCATCCCGCCTGAGCGTGTCCGCGATGTGACGACCGCGACCGGCATCCCGCCGCATGAGCTGCGCCCTGACTTGTGGGATGCGCCAGCGGAGGCCGCGCAATGACCGCCGCCCAGATCATTTTCTGGTCCATTATCCTCGGCCTGCTTGCCGTTGTCGCTCATGCTTATGCGAGGGCGAAATGAGCCGGGCGCTACAGGGGGCGTGCGCGCCCGGCTCTCGCCAGCGGGGGCTTGCTGACGATTACTTGAATTTCACAGCTTCGCGCCGTTCCAAAGGCGGCGCGGAGGTCTCCTCCAGAGACTTTCCCTCCCTCGACTTGCTGGCGGGGGCTTCGGCTTCCGCCAGTCTTTCGGGCGTCTGATTTCTTAGTTTCAGGACCAGCTTCTGCACCTGCCAAGGCAAGCTAGTCCAAGTGTGTTCTGCGTTTTCGTCCTCGGTTTCCATGTTCCGATTGAAACATGGGAGTCGTTTGCAGTGTGCAAAAAGCCTTTGCGAGTTGAACAAATGAACCCGAGCGCGTTTGTAGATCACGCCGTCGAAATGAACCGCAAGCTTGTCGCTGGCGAGTGTCGCGGTTCTGGCGACTTGGGTAACGCAATGCGCCGGGTAGAGCAGAAATGGGGCATCCCGTTCTCTGCATCGTGGGCGTTCCACTATCGCAGGCCCAAGACGGTATCAGCGGACATATACGCGCGCCTTGTGTGCGCGGTTGAGGCCTTCAGAGAGACACAAATTCAACGGCTGCAAGATGAACGAACCGGCACTAAAGCGACGAATAGGCTTGCTGCGTATTTTGTTGGCGCGGCTGATGCTTTGGCTCGCAAGGAAGATTAGCAGATAACGCGGGGGCGTGATGAGCGAAGCGACTGGACCGCTGATCTTTGAACTTCCGTTCCCGCCAACGGTCAATAACCTATTTGTCAACGGGCGAACGGGCCGCTTCACATCGCCTGCCTATCGCGCGTGGAAGATTGAAGCCGGAACTATTGCGAAGGGCCAAGCGCAAGGAAAGCGGATACCAGGCCCTTACGCGCTTGAATTGCAATTAAGCCGCCCCGACAAGCGCCGCCGCGATGCGTCTAACTACATCAAGCCGGTCGAGGATTTGCTGGTCTGGCTACAGATCACTGACGATGACTCAGAATGCCAGTTTGTGTCTGCCGAGTGGGTAGGCAAGGGCGAGGGCGTTCGTGTGGCTGTCAGGCCATGCAAGCGGTGGGGCGAGCAATGAGCGACTTCGCCGAACTAGCCCGCTACGCCGACATGCACTTGCGCGAGTATGCGGAGCAAACGACTAACCTCGCCAATTCATCCAAAGCCGCCATCTCGCCAGAGATGTTGCAATCGCGCCGGAACGCATATGCGGAACGCGCGAAGGTCGCACAGGTCATCAAGATTATAGCCAGCCACGCGCATATCAGCGCGCTCGTGGCTGAGCAAATGGGGGCGGAATGAGCAGCAAAGCGCACCACAACAGAAGCCAGAAGCCCCGCGAACGTGTCGCACTTAACGTGCGCTGCGATGCTGTTTCAGAACTTAAGATGGAGGCTGACGCGCGCAACGTGGCGTTTGGAACGCTTTGCACGCGGCTGCTCGAAATCATCGCGGAGGACTCAAGCCTACTTGAGAACATTCTGGACGGCGACTTGGCAAAGCAGGAGGGCAGATAATGGGTAGTGGAAAACAGATTTGCAAGCGGCGCTCGCCTTACGTGTGGACGCCTGAGCGCGTTACTATGCTAACCGAAATGCACGACCAAGGCGTGAGCGATGAACAAATCGCAGTCGCACTCGGCCATGGCTTTAATCAGAAAATAGTGGAAAGCGCGCGCTGGCGGTTTGGAATAACCACGCGCCCCTTGATTGACACCGAGAGAAAGCCAAGTGTCCTAATTGGCAAATCTTCGCGCGAAGTGATCGACCACCTGATGAAGAAATCCCCCGCGCAACTGACGCCAGCCGAGGCCAGCTTTTGCCACCTGATCGACCTTAAGCGGGCCGGTCATTCGCCCTCTGTCACTGAAGAACGCATCGACCACGATGGCGGCTTGCCGTGGCGTTGGAACCCTCCCCCGTCGCTTATGTACCGCTCCCCCGCCGCCGCGCTTGTGGAGGGGTAGGGGATGGGGCTTAACGCCGCTGCCGTCCGTGCATTGAAGGCTGCCGGGGTGTCCGATAGCCAAATCCTCGAAGCCTTTATTAAGGCGGACGAGGAACGGGTGGCGCGTGCGCGCGAGGGCAATCGTATTCGTCAGGCAACGCATAGGGCGCGTAACGCTAATAACGCTGTTACGCCCGTTACTGACGTGACAGAGACGGAGCAAAAGAAAGTTCCCCCAGACCCCCTAAAAGAAAATATATCCCCCAAAGAAAAGCCCCCTAAAGGGGGCCAAAAGAAAGGGGCGCGACTGCCTGACGACTGGCAACCGTCACCGGCTGACCGTGACTACGGCGCAAAGCTCGGGTTCTCGACTTCCGAAATGGACGGGATGGCTGAGGACTTGCGGTTGTGGGCATCGGCTGCGGCTGGCCCTGCGGCGATCAAACGGGATTGGGGTTCGGCTTTCAAAGGGTGGATGCGCCGGGAGGCACGGAAGCGCCCGCAGAACGGCGGCAAGCTGGCCTTGGTTTCATCGACGCCTGAGGATCGCAACGCAGCGTTGGCTAAGTCCGGGCAGCGATATTTACCCGGAGACCATCCGTTATTTTCGCAAGCAAGCGAGGACTACCGCGCCGAGCATGGGAAGTATCCGCCACGGGATAAAAACGGCGGCTGGTATTTCCCTGAATCGTATTTCGCAGCGGAACACGCAGCATGAAAGAGCCATACAAACTCCTAGACCTATTCAGCGGGATAGGCGGGTTCTCCCTTGGTCTTGAACGCACAGGCGGGTTCAAGACGGTCGCGTTCTGCGAGATTGATCCGTTCTGCCGCAAGGTTCTCAAGAAACACTGGCCCGAGGTTCCGCAATATGACGACGTTCGCACGCTTACCGCAGAGCGACTTGCCGCAGATGGAATTGCCGTTGACGCAATCTGCGGAGGGTTCCCGTGCCAGGACATTAGCTTCGCTGGTAATGGAGCAGGCCTTGCCGGTGAACGCAGCGGACTATGGGCAGAAATCCGCCGTTTGGTTTGCCAACTACGACCAAAAATCGTGTGCGTGGAAAACGTCACAGCTTTGCTTAGTCGAGGGCTTGGAACGGTTCTCGGAGACTTGGCCTCGGTCGGGTATGACACGGAATGGCAAGACGTATCTGCTGAGGACATCGGAGCCCCGCATCCGCGCTCGCGGGTCTGGATTGTTGCCTACCCCAGCGGCGCGCGACTGGAAAGATTGTGGTGCAATGAGCGAGTCGAAGCGCAAATCGCCAACACTCGCCGCGCTAATGATGCTTGCAACGCCGCGTTCATCGCGCGGTTACACGGCGTGGGCAAACGAGGGCTATCCGCCATCGTTGACGGAACAGCTAACAGGCCTTCGTGGGCCGGCCAACAATGGCCTTCGTCCCAACCCCTGCTTTATCGAGTGGATGATGGGGTTCCCGATCGGGTGGACAGAACTAGCGCCCTCGGAAACGCCGTAGTTCCTCAAATTCCAGAACTCATTGGCCGCGCAATACTAGCGGCTGATGCCGCCGCCTAACAACCAAGGGGGACAGAATGGCGAAACGAGGAAGGCCACGTAAGCTAATCGCGCGCGAACCAAATGGCCGGGCGCAGCGTCCAACCCTTGCGCAGATCAAGGAAGCTGACCGCAAGCAGCGTTTGGCGGAAACCGCCGTAGTTATGGCGCAGCCGCACCGGGCATGGGCGCGCGATCCGGGCGATCCTCGGTTGGCGTCGGCCTTGGGCCGTCTTGTCATTCGCCACAGGCTTCGCTCCGAGCTATTTGACGCGGGCAGCGAATGGACGGGCACATATCGCCGCTGGCGGGCGGCAAGCTCCATTCCAGACCCGTTGCACTCCCAATCGCTCGGAGGCGGTCTGGGGCCATCTGATAGGCTTGTGGCGTCATGGTGGGCCGATATTGTCCGGGTAGAAAACGCCTTGCGCCAGTATGGGCAGGGGGCTTACCTCGGGGTTCGGCACGTTCTGCTTGATGACGCCGACTTGCCGGATGAGGCCATTGCGGACGCGATTGTGGGCCTCCGGGTTGTCGCGGTCGAAATGGGGAGGCTTCCCAAGGGGGCGCACCCTTTTGTGGATAATCGGATTGCCGCTTGACATGGCGCGCAAATCAGTTCACAGATTGTCATTAATCTACCATCCGAATTTTTGCGCCCGGCTTAGGTCGGGCGTTTCGATTCCAGAGTTTGCCTGTCTAAAAATGCGAACGGCGGCAGCCGGGATGGGCAATACAGTTCGGCGGCCTCCCCTATCAGCCAGTCCCCTCCTAGCGCCTCGGGGTGATGTGCCGCCGATCCTATCCCGCGCTCATCTAGGACGCGCCCATGACTGACCGCTATGTGATTGTGGACCGAGTTGGACGCATCGGCCCCGGAATGGATAGACAGGGGCCGGACACTGCGCTGTGCTATTCTCGGCTTTCGGGAAACCCCGGACGCTGGCCCGCCTACCGCATCCGCATACAGATGAAGCCAACCACCAATTCTCGCGTCAACCCCTATTATACGGATTGGCGGCTGTTGATGAGCATTGCCGCGCCTGACGAGACTGGCGTCTAACCCGTGAAACTCATCCAAGCCCCTGCGATATACTCATATTAAACGCGGATCAGGCATGGGAGAACTACTGTACCGCCCTCCACCTAGCACTAGGCCAGCGGTACAGAATAGACGCCACTCAATTCCACGACATAGCCGCGCGGTCCCTTGATCAGCATTTTGCCGAGGTTGAACGCCGGATGATCCGGGCGAATGAGAGGGGCATCGTATGACACGACCATTCCCCGACCGCCTGGACCGCATCGCCGCCGATGTAGAAGAGCTAAAGCGCCGCCAGCAGACCGCGCGGATACAGCAAATGACCGCCGAAATGGCCTCCGAGATCGAGCGCATCAAAGCCGAAGACTGGAAAGAGCCGGAAGATTTGGTCGAGTTCGCGAAGGCGGGCGAGTTTAAGGGTTCCGATCAATGAAGCGGTCCATGCGACTTAGCTCCTTAGAATCGGAAGCTAAGTCTAAACTTCGTGTTGAGCGGGAAAAGGAATACCAGCTAATAAAAAAGATTGGGCTTAACACACTTCCTTGGTCAAAAGTCTCAAGGCAACTTTGTGGTTATAGGGCTAATAAACCTAAGCCTGTCACGCTTGCGCCGGTTAGCTTTCTGAAGTCCGATGCCCATTCTTGAAAACTCCCGCCATGAGAAGTTCGCCCAAGGCTTAGCGCAGGGCATGAGCGCGGCGGAAGCGTACCGCCAAGCTGGCTACGAAGTGAAGGGGAATGTTGCCGAGGCCGCCGCATCCCGCCTGTTACGGAATGTTAAGGTGGCATCCCGCGTTGAGGAATTGAAATCTCGCGCCGCTGTGTCAATCCAGATTAGCCGCGAATGGGTTCTTGAGCAGCTTGTGGACAATCTGCGCCTTGCCAAGGACACGGGCCAGCTTGCCCCAGCAAATCGCGCCGCCGAACTGCTCGGCAAAGAGCTGGGCATGTTTGTAGATCGCTCGGAGAACGTCAACCAGAATGTCTCTTACGTCATCTCAGGCGAACCCGTCGAGGACGCCGACGAGTGGCTTGCCGAACACCGGCCAAACTAAACTTGCATGGGCGCCGCAAGCAGGCCCGCAGGCTGCTTTGGTCAAATGTCCGGTCGATGAGATATTCTTCGGCGGCGCACGCGGAGGTGGCAAAACTGACGGGATGCTTGGAAAGTTCGCCAGCAAGGCGAGCAAGTACGGCAAGGACTGCGTAGGGGTTTTCTTTCGTAAGACCCGCGAGGACTTGAAAGAGGCCATGGAGCGTTCCGCCCAGATTTATGGGCCGATTGGCGCAAAGTGGCATGAGCAGAAGAAGTGGTGGCGGTTTCCTAACGGCGCTCGGTTGAAGTTTGAATACCTAGAACGAGACGCCGACGCGGACAATTATCAGGGCCATAGCTATACTGACGTATTCTTTGAAGAGTTGACGCACTGGGCAGACCCTAAGCCGGTCAACAAGCTCAGGGCAACGCTACGCAGCGCGGCGGGTGTGCCGTGTCAGTTCCATGCGACGGGCAATCCGGGCGGGCCGGGCCATCAGTGGGTGAAGGCGAGATACATTGATCCTGATCCGCGCGGTTGGCAGATCATCAAGGACGAGTTTGAAAACCCATTCACGGGTGAAAAGGTTAGTAAGAGCCGCATATTCATCCCGTCCAGGCTGATTGATAATCGCTTCCTCGGTTCTGAGTATGTCGCGAACCTGTATCAGTCAGGTTCAAAAGAACTTGTTCGGGCGTGGCTTGAGGGCGACTGGTCTGTAATCGAGGGTGCGTTCTTTGACTGCTGGTCGAACGAAAAGCATGTCATCAAGCCGTTCGTTATCCCTGATGATTGGCTTCGTTTCCGATCTGCTGACTGGGGTTCTGCTGCTCCTTTTGCTGTTGGCTGGTGGGCTGTTTGCCCCGATGAATTTCGGTTACCATCTTGTCCATCTGTCGTCATTCCTCGTGCTGCTATCGTGCGTTATCGTGAGTGGTATGGCGCTTCTGGACCCAACAACGGGTTAAAGCTCACAGCCGAAGAAGTCGCCCGAGGCATAAAGGCCAAGGAAGCTGGCGATGCCATCGCTTATGGCGTCCTAGACCCCGCAGCGTTCGCTGTAGATGGCGGGCCAAGCATTGCAGAGCGCATGATGAAAGAGGGCGTTGCCTTCCGTCGTGCGGACAACAAGCGAGTTTCCCAACGCGGCGCAATGGGCGGTTGGGATCAAATGCGCGCACGCATGAAGGGCGGGGAAGATGGCCGCCCCATGCTGTACGTGTTTGATACGTGCAAGGACTTCATACGCACGGTTCCGGCGTTGCAGCATGATCCGGACAAGCCGGAAGATTTGGACACTGACGCCGAAGACCACGTAGCGGACGAGGCGCGTTACGGCTGTATGTCGCGGCCTTGGGTTCCCAAGCAAGCCGAACACGAAACACCAGACCGCCTTGATGTGCAAGTTCTGCCTGGCGGTGGCGTGCGGATGAATATGTCAGTGTTTGAAATTATCGAAGCCAAACGGAAAAAGCGAGCCAATAGCTGATGGATGAGTCAAGCGCCACATATGAGACGAAAGAGCAGTCGCAGGAAAGCGATGCTGATTTCGTGCGCTTTTGGCTCGACGCTATAGAAGCGGCTTCGCGCGAGGAAAAAGAGTTCCGCGACGATGGCGAAGATGTCATCCAGATTTATCGCGGCGAGAAGGATAGCGAGACAGAGTTTAACATCGTCTATTCCAACGTCGAAACGCTTCTCCCGGCGATCTACAATTCAACGCCTGTGCCTGATGTTCGTAGGCGTTTTGGCGACCGTGACGCCATCGGCAAGACGATTGCAGACATGCTGGAGCGCGGGCTATCTTACTCGCTGGATAGCTACGACTTTGACGCCACCATGCGCAACGTCATCTTTGATAGCGCGCTTTCCGGGCGTGGCTTGGCTCGTGTCCGGTACATTCCGTACATGGATGAAACGGGCGAGGCTGTCGCTTACGAGGAAGCATCCTGCGAATATGTGCCGTGGAAGCATTTTCGCCACGGCGCGGCGCGCGTATGGGATGAGGTGCCGTGGATTGCCTTTGAGCACTTCCTAAACCGCGACCAGTTGCGCCAGTTGAATGAGGAACTTGCCGACGAGGTGCAGCTTGATTGCTCGACCCGTGGCGAGGCTGCGCAAGAGGACAAGAGCGACATATTCAAGCGCGCCCGCGTTTGGGAGATTTGGGACAAAGACGCGAAGGAAGCTATATTCATCGCGACGGGCTACACCGACAAGGCTTTAAGCCGTCAGCCTGACCCGCTCGGATTGACTGGCTTTTATCCTATCCCGCGCCCCGTGCAGCCTATCTCGACACCCGGCAAACTTTGCCCTGTCACGCCATACAAGGCGTACAAAAAGCTCGCGGAAGAATTAAACAGCGTCACGCAGCGCATTCAAAAGCTCGTCAAGCAGATCAAGGTCAAGGGCGGCTATCCGTCAGGCGGGCAGGACGTCAGCGCGCTTGCGAATGCGGACGATGGCGAAATCGTAGCATTGCAGGGGCTTGAGGCTTTTGTCTCGTCCAATGGCGATGTGAATAAAATGATTGCTTGGTGGCCGATTGAGCCACAGGTAAAGGCCCTTGCGCAGCTTTACCAGCAGCGCGAACTAATCAAGCAGACCATTTATGAAGTCACGGGCTTGTCGGATATTGTGCGCGGGGCTTCGATGGCCTCGGAAACGGCGACGGCGCAGCAGATCAAGGCCCAGTGGGGTTCGCTTCGTATTCAGCGCCTACAGGCCGAGGTTCAACGCTTTGCGCGCGATTTGTTCCGCCTTAAGGCTGAGATATTCGCGACGAAGTTTGATATTCGCAATCTCTCGCTGATTACCGGCATTGCGGTATTGCCTCAACAGCAGATTGCGATGGCGCAGCAGCAGGCGCGGGCTTTGCAGCAACAGCAGCAGCCTATCCCGCCTGAATTGGAACAGGCGTTGAAGGCCGCGCCGCTCGAACAGGTTGAGCAAATCATGCGCTCTGACCTGATGCGCTCTTACAAGATTGACGTAGAGTCCGACTCGACCATTCGCGCCGATCTAACCCGCAATCAAGAGCAGATGGCCGGATTTATTCAGGGGACGGCGCAATACATGCAGGCGGCTCTTGCATTGGCCCAAGGCGGCATGGCGCGTGAGCCGTTGGTTGAGATTTATTCGGCCTTTGCCCGCCAGTTCAAATTGGGCAAGCAGGCAGAAGATGCGCTTGACCGCATGGCCGAAATGGCAAAGCAGCCGCAAGAGCCTAAGCCCGATCCAGAAGCGGAAAAGCTGAAACTGGAACAGCAGCGGATGCAGATGCAGGCGCAGGCAGACCAGCAGAAGCAACAGGCCGATATGCAAATGGAGCAAGTGCGGCTTCAAATGGAGCAGCAAAAGGCCCAACAGCAAATGGCGCTTGAGCAATACAAGATGGCCTCAGACTTTGAACTAAAGCGCGAGGGCCAGCAGATTGAAGGCGAACTTGAGCGCGAACGCATGGCCGGAGAACAAGGTGTTCCCGCGCTCAAGGGCAATAAGCAGGCATCGGCTGGGCCTATCGGCGGCGCTGTCGCGAAGATGGGCGAAAGCCTTGGCAAGATGATTGCCGAGCAGAACGCGGCATCTGACGCCCGGCACGCGGACATGATGCAGATGTTTGGCGAAATGATGCGCCAGCAGAGCGCGCCCAAGCGCGTTGTTCGGGATCGTGCTGGCAATGTCGTGGGCGTTGAGCCTGCGGTTACGGTGAACTAATGGCCTCCGGCGTCGGTGTCGCTGAAATAGACTTCGGCGCATGGCCGGGGACTAACGAGGCGTCAATAGCTGTCACGGGGCAGGGTGAGATTACCTCGGCGGCCAGTGCTGAGGCTTGGTTGATGGCGGATGACACGACAACGGATCATGACGCAAACGATCATCGGTACGCATCTATATTGATGGGCCTGACATGCGGCACGCCATTGGATGGCGTCGGCTTCACGATCTACGCCCGCTCGCTTGAGAAATTAACCGGCGCATTCAAGGTGCGTTGGGTGTGGTCAGTCTGAGGATAACCTATGGCTCTTGACGCAAATATCCGTGGTCAGTCTGGCATTCAGGCCGATGTTGATGCGAGTGGCCGCCAGCTTGTGCGGCTTCCAGATGCAACCACGCCCGCCAACGTGGGCGGCGTGCGTCTCTTCTCGGAAAACGATGCTGGCGAAGGCACCGGTACGCCGCATCTTATGTCGCCTGAGACAGACGAGGATTTTCGCCTTCGTGTCGCTCAGGATACGCCGCTTGATATTGAGACGTTCAATTACACGGCGCAGAACACCGGCAAGCACAATTACGCCAACACGACGCTTGCAGCCACCTGGGGAACGGGCGGCCTGCTGACCAATTCCGGCTCCGTCACGACGACAACGACCGGCCTGCGCGTTCGTACCTATGCGTCCTTTCCCATTATGGACCCCGGCACGCTGAATGTCTCGGCGACTGTGGCATTTAGCTCGCAACCAGTGGCGAACTCGATTATTGACTTCGGCCTGTTCCTTGACGGCGCGGCCAACCCCTTTGCGCCGACTGATGGCGCTTATTTCCGCCATTCATCGGCGGGCCTCTTTGGTGTCATCAATCACAACGGCTCGGAACTCACAACCACGGCGCTCGACTTCTCCTATGTGGTCAACCGCTTTTATGCCTTCGCGATTATCGTTCATGAGCGTAGCGTCGAGTTCTGGATTGATAACGTCCTTTACGCTACGATTGATACGCCTGTAGGGCAGGGACAGCCGTATGCGTCTGAATCGCTCCCCTTCGCCATGCGTCACGCCATTGTCGGCGGCGCGGCTGGCGGCGTCTTGCAGGCGACCCTAAAAGAATATTCTGTTTCAATCGGCGGCCTGCAAATCGCAGATACGCTTGGGGAGATCAACAACCGCATTGTGGGAGCCTATCAGGGCCTTTCAGGCGGCACGATGGGCACGCTTGCCAGCTATGCCAACTCGGCAGACCCGACTGCCTCGGCGGCTATATCAAACACGGCGGCGCTTGTTACTGGCCTCGGCGGTCAGTTTCGCTTCAACGCTGGCGCAACGGCTGTAACTGATGGCATCATTGTATCGTATCAGGTTCCCGCCCTTGCAGTTACCGCGCGTAATCGCCGTCTCAAGGTCAACGGCATCCGTATTTCGTGCATCAACACGGGCGCTGCTGTTGCGACGACCGCGACCGCAATTCAGTGGTCCCTGGCCTTCGGCCATACCGCAGTTTCACTCGCGACGGCGGAAGCGGCTACGACGAAGGCCCCGCGCCGCATTCCGGTCGGGATCATGACTTGGCCTGTTGCCGCTGCGATTGGCGCAGCCCCTACCGGGGGCGATATTGTCGTTCTTTTTGATAGTCCGATCTACGTCAACCCCGGCGAGTTCTTTGCGTTCGTCGCCAAGTTCATCCTTGGCACGGCAACCGCGTCTCAGGTCATTTGGGGAACGGCGACCGTCATTCATTCTTGGGAATAATTAAATGTCGCTCCTACTCAGGCTTGTAGGGGCTGAAAGCCCGCCGCCCGAAGTTATCACAGGCGGCGGCTGGGTAGAGCTAGACGTTGCCAGAGAAGCGCGCAGGACAGCAGAAAAACGCAAGCGCGAGATTTGGCGATCAATCGAGCGGACGATTGAGGAAGCCTACGCAACGGCCACAGGTGGGCCGCGCAAGGAAATAAGAGCTGAGGTTAGGCAGGAACTAGCGCAGCGCGACCCCGCAAGGATCGCAGCCATTGCCGCGCGCCTAACTGAAACGAGCGACCCGGAATCTTTGAAGCTAGTCAAATCACTAAACGCCCGCTTGGCCGAATTGGAGCAGGCGGCGCTTGTTTATGACCGCATGGAACAACAGGCCCGCATGTTGTGGGCTAGGCAGAATGACGACGCAATAACCGTCTTACTTATGGTGGACTGATGAGCAATCAGGAAAAGCGCCAACAGTCAGTTAGGGCTTCTACCGGCACGGCTTACACGTATAACGATGACTGGATGGCGCTCTTTACCGCAGCCGGGATTACGTCAGGGACGTATAACGAGCGGCTTAGGGCGTGGATCAATGCGCAACTAAGCACGGCTTACACAACGCTTCCCGATGCGATGCGGGCATATGCCGTCAACCAAGGCGTTTCATCATGGAATGAGCTTGGGACGTTTACGCCCGGTGGTGGCGGTGGGCCAACAGGAACGGGCATCGTTTGGGGTTCCGGCAATTACATTGTTTGGGGAACCGGCAACTATATTACGTGGGGCTAAGACATGCCAGAATTTGATATTAAAGCCGCGTCTCCTGATACATCGCTTCCGTCAACGGGCTTCCTGTTTGGCGCTGATTCGCAGGCTTCGGCGAATCCAAGCATTTACTCGACGCAGACCGTAGCGACGGCGCTTCTCGGCTCTACGTCGCTGACGGGCGCAACAGAGACGACCAGCAAGCCGCTGCTCGACCTCACGCAGACATGGAACGCTGGCGCTGTCACGTTCACGGGCTTGCGGTTTAATGCTGCTGGAACATCAGATGCAAATAGCGCGGCGGATTCGTTGCTGATGGATTTGCAGGTTGGTGGAGTTAGTAGAGCAAAAATCAATAAAGCGGGGCAGCTTACAGTTGCAGGAGGAAGCGGCGGGTCTAATGGGTTTTCACTAAACATCGTTGCGGGAACAAACAACTGGGGTTTTGTGGATGGCGGCGCTAATGCACTAAGGTTTGGTTTCAACAACAACGCTGTATATTATGCTTATTCATCGCCTTACGAAATAAGATTTGCTGGAACAGCTCTCGTAACTTGGGCGCCCACAAGTCCGGACGGCGCGGCTGATTTAACCCTTCGCCGCCGTGCAGCCGCCAACCTCCAACTTGGTGCAGCCGACGCAGCCGCTCCCGTAGCCCAAACGCTCAGCGTTCAATCCGTCGTCGCGGGTACGAGCAACACGGCGGGGACGAACTTTACGATTGATGGCTCGCAGGGCACAGGAACGGGCGCTGGCGGCTCGCTGATCTTTCGTGTTGCGCCTGCTGGGTCGAGCGGCTCGGCGCAGAATGCGTTGAGCACGGCGCTGACGATTGCGACAACGGCTATCACGGCGCAGAACCATCTGCTGTTTAGTGCTGACAACACCTACGACATCGGCGCAAGCGGTGCTACGAGGCCGCGTGACTTGTTCCTTGGACGCAATCTTGTTCAGGTTGGCGCGTATCACGAAATGGCTGAAATGACCGCACCCGCCGCGCCAGCAACTAATAGTGTTCGCATCTACGCAGAAGATAACGGCTCAAGCAAAACCCGACTAATGGCTCGCTTTGCCACGGGCGCTGCTGTCCAGATCGCGATTGAGCCGTGATGAAACACATTGCCACCATACCAGTGCAGAGGGGACCAATGCTAACCGTAACTTTCACTCAAGACGACCTCAACGCCCTTTCCGCTCTCTTGGATGCAGCCGTGAAGGCGACCGGCATTCAGGGCGCAAAGGCTGCGCTGCCCATCATCGCAAAGCTGGAACAGGCTGTTGCGGAAGCGAACAAGCCGAAAGAGGACATCGACAATGGCTAAAATCACCATTAGCTTTGAATCGCCATCCGTGCTTGCTGGCGGCCCTGCGACATTCGTTTATGAAGTGGATGAGGCCTACGCGCCAGACTTCGCGGCTGCCGTCTACGCATCGCGTCATGGGCAGGTTGCTGAAACCATCATGGCTGATACGGGCCAGAAGGATGAAGATGGCAATCCGGTCTTCGGGCCTGCTATCCAGATGCGCCCCGCGTCATTCACCGAGGGCTTGCAGTCTTGGTCCGACCTCAACATTCGCGATGTGATCCTTGGTGCGGTGAATACGTTCCGCGTTGAAAAGGCCAAGGCCATTGCGCTTGCGGGTGTGGTTGTCCCGCCGATTGGCTTGAAAGAATAAGCAATGGTGACCTTCGTTCTTAGGAATGGCTTGCTAGTCGATAAACAGACCGGAGAGCGGATGGCTTTGCCGAAAGACTGGAAGCCTGTAGCGCCGCGTATTCAGCCCGATATGGAACCTTTCGTCTCTCCCGTCTCAGGACAGGTTATCGGCGGTAGAGCGCAACGCCGTGACGACATGAAGCGTCATGGTTGCATTGATGGCCGGGACATTCCGCGCCGCCCCTACGTGCTGAGTGAGAAGTACGCAAAGTTGACCGGCCTGCCTTTGAAGGGCCGCGACTGCTAAGGAGCTAAACATTGTCAGAATTGGAAACCGCCAACGCGGGAGCAATCGCTTCCGCGAGCGAAACTCCGTCGCCTGCGCCATCAACGCCAAGCGAACAGACGCCATCCCCGGAAGCCAGCGAGGCCGCCATTGATGCGGATTTGCAGGCCATATGGGCAAAGAATAACCCAGCCCGCGATGAAAGCGGAAAGTTCAAATCAACCAATCCCGAAGCGCCCGCAGCGGAAACGCAAAGCAATGCCACGGGAGAAACGAAATCCGAGGGCCAGACCCCAGGAGACAAGCCCGTCGAAACGGTAAAGCCGTCCATCGACCCGCCGTCTTCCTGGTCCCGTGAAGTCCGCGAGAAGTGGGCTTCGCTTCCACCTGACGTGCAAGAGTATGTTGCGCGCCGGGAAAGCGAGAGCCATTCGCAGATTACACGCTTGGGGCAGACCGCAAGGGCCGCAGAGCCATTGCTAAGCGTCATCGAACAGAACCGCGAGCTATTTTCCAGACGTAACGTGCAGCCAGAGCAGGGCGTTGCTGCCTTGCTTAATGCACAGCGGAAACTGGACGAGAACCCGGTTGCTGCCATCGGTTGGCTTGCCCAGCAATACGGCGTGGACCTTTCAATGTTCGCCAATGCGGACGGATCACAGTCGGCGCAAAGCCCACAAGTGGCGATGTTGCAGGCTGAAATCGCGTCAATGCGGCAGCAACTAGCGGAAACATCTTCAACCGTCAGGCAGACGCAAGCCGAAAGGCAGGCGAATGAACTGGCAAGACATCAATCAGCGGTCGATGCGTTTCTGAATGGCAAAAGCCTGACGGAATCTGACGAGTCGGAACTGGTTGTCCTCATTGCATCCGAACGGCAGTTTAACCCCGGCAAGAATGCCGAACAACTGTTGCAAGATGCGTGGGAGACGTTCCAAGCCCGTTCCCCCGAACGCCGTCAGAAGATGATCGAGCAGCAAATCTCTGAGGCTCAGGCCAAGAGAGACGAGGAAGCCAAGAAAAAGGCGACCGAGGCAAAGAAGCTCGCATCAATCAACGTCAGGTCAACGCCCGCAACTTCGCCCAACGGTAAAACGATGGACGACACGTTGCAGGAAATCGCAAGGCGCGCTTACGGTCGATAAGGAAACTGAGCAATGCCTTCACCTAATGCAACTTTTACCGAAATGGTCACGACGACCCTCCGCAACCACAAGAAGCAGCTTACGGACAACGTGTCCGCGAACAATGCGCTCCTCCGCGTCATGAAGGAAAAGGGCAAGATTCAGACCCGCTCCGGCGGCTATGAAATCGTCCTCCCCCTCGATTACGCAGAGAACGCGACGTATCAGCGTTACGCTGGTTATGATCCGCTCAACATCTCCGCTTCTGACGTTCTGTCGGCGGCCAAGTATGATTGGGCACAGGTCGCTATTCACGTGACGGCTTCCGGTCGCGAGCTTCGCATGAACAACGGCCCGGAGCAGATGATTAATCTGGTCAAGGCACGCATTGCTAACGCGATGCGCACCGCCGCCAACAACTTCTCCATCGACCTGTACTCGTCGGGCGCACTGACGAACCAGATTGGCGGACTTGCCACCCTTATCCAGACGAACGGACAAGGCACGGTCGGCGGCATCAACGCGGCAACTTATAGCTTCTGGGCGAACAAGTTCCGCGAAATGACCGGAACCAACACATATGCGTCGATCCAGGCGGATATGAACAACCTCTGGCTGGCAACCAATCGTGGCACGGATAAGCCCGACCTTATCGTGTCCACGCATGACCTGTACGCGGCCTATGAAGCCACGTTGCAGTCCAACCAGCGTTACGCTGACGCGAAGCTTGGCGCGCTTGGCTTTGAAGCCCTGCGTTACAAGTCCGCACCCATCGTGTTCGATTCCAATTCGAACTTTGCGACGAACGGCGAGCGTATGTACTTCCTCAACACTGATTACCTCTACCTGATCGAGCATCCCGAGGCCAAGTGGACCGAGGACGAGGAGAAGGTGCCGGTTAATCAGGACGCGGTCGTGGTCCCGATCTACTGGATGGGCCAGCTCGTGACCTCGCAGCGTTCGCTGCAAGGCATCATGTTTGACGCCGCGTAATCAGAGACAGAAGGAGAAACGAACATGCCTTACTACATCACTAACGCAATCGCGGGAACGCAGTCGATTGCTGAAACGGACACGGTTCAGCGTCATGCGCTCGGAACCATCGTCGATGCCTACGATCCTGTCTATGGCGCCGGCGAGTTTGTTTACCTTGCTGGCGTTGCAAGCACGGCAATTGGTTCTTGGGTTACGTTCAACCGCGATGATGGCACGACGGCGCTTCTCGCCGCCAATGCCATCGGCCCGGTTGCCGTCGCCATGTCGGCTAACGACGCGGCAACCAAGTTCGGCTGGTATCAGATCACGGGCAAGGCCATCGGCCTCTGTCTCGCGCTCTTTGCTGACAACGCCAACGTCTACGCAACCGCGACTGCTGGCAGCGTCGATGACGCGGTTGTGGCAGGCGACCGCGTGAAGAATGCCAAGGGCGCGTCCGCTATCGGCACGCCTTCGGGCAGCTTTGCCGAGTTTGAGATTGATCGTCCCTTCATGGATGACGCTCTTGCGGCCTAACGAATACGGGCGGGGGCTTCGGCTCCCGCCCTTCCTCTAACAACAGGTGATTGATGGTTGATCTAGCGCCTTCCAGCAAAATTGGCGTTCGTTATCTTCGTGCTGAAACCGAAATTACGGTTGACGAAAAGACGGGCCAATCGCGAACGAGGGATCGGGTTTATTTCTGCCAACCGGGTTCGGCCCAGATTGCGCAGACCTCGGAATATGTTTCGCTACTTAGCAAGAATAAGGAATTGTGGACTGTTCTTGGCCCGCATTACGAAGCGTGGAAGCAGAACAACGAAATCCCCGCGCATGGCACGCCACTGGCGGCTTGGGCGGGCATCACGCCCCAGGAAGCGGAAATCCTCAAGTCGTTTAGCATCCCGACTGTAGAGGAATTGTCAGTCGTACAGGATAGCATGATGGCGCGTATTCCCTTGCCGAATATCAGGGCGAAAAGGGACATGGCGCAACGCTATCTCGCATCGTCGGACACGCGCAAGACGGAGCAGGCTTTAGCCGAAAAGGATCAGCAGATTGCTGATTTGCAGGCCAAGCTGGAAAACCTTGCGGAACTGGTGGCGGAGAAGCTTGACGCCGCCGAAGCGCCAAAGCGCGGGCCGGGGCGTCCACCTAAGCAAGCGTCATCGGAATAACTGAGAAAGCAGAGGGATAACTGAATGTCGCTCCTAACGATAACACAGGACGCCATGTCCCTCTGCGGCCTTTCGGCGGCTACTGCGGTTTATGGAACGAATGACCCGACAACGGCGCAATTCGTCGCGCTGGCTCAAGTCGAGGGCGACGAGCTTTCCCGCTTCCATGATTGGCGTGCGCTTAAGACGGCGTTCACGATCACGGGCGATGGAACCACAACGCTGTGGGATTTGCCCGCTGCCTTTGATCGCTTCATGTCGGGTGAAATCCTTTGGTCTGACCAATCGGCTGGCGAACTTCTCCCGCTTGTTTCAGATCAGGAACTAGTCGCGCTTAAAGCTCAGGAAACAGACCCGCCAGAATCAGTCTGGCGCTTGTTTGGCGATCAGATCGAGATATGGCCCGCGCT